AACACCGATTAAATTTTGTATTTACGGTGCAGAAGGTGTCGGAAAAACGTCACTTGCATCCAAAATGCCTGATCCACTTTTCTTAGATACAGAAGGTGGAACATCAAGATTAGACGTCAGACGCATTAAAATCTCAAGTTGGGAAGAGTTAATCACAACAGTAAAAGAGGTAATTGATAATCCAGATGTTTGTAAAACCTTAGTCGTAGATACAGCAGACTGGGCTGAAAGTTTATGTACTGACTTCGTTTGTAACAAGTATCGCAAAGCAAATATTGAAGACTTCGGATTTGGGAAAGGCTACACCTATCTTGCAGAAGAATTCTCTAACTTACTCCAACTATTATCAAAACTTGTTGATGTGGGTATTAATCCAGTTGTTATTGCACATGGAAAACCACGAAAGTATGAGCTCCCAGAAGAACAAGGCCAATTCGACAGATGGGAAATGAAACTAACAAAACAATGTGCTCCATTAGTCAAGGAGTGGTGTGATGTATTGCTTTTCTGTAATTATAAAACTTTTGTAATTACTACTGAGAACAACACAAAGAAAGCAAGCGGTGGTAAGCGAGTAATGTATACAACTCATAACCCTTGCTGGGACGCAAAAAATCGCTTCAGTTTGGCTGATGAGCTAGACTTGGCTTTCAGTTCGATTTCACACTTATTTGCGGACGTGTCGCCTAAAACGGGCCAACCTGAGCCTACAAAAGAGACTGCACGTCCTACACTCGAAAAACTAAAAAACATGATTCATGAAGCAGGCATCACAGAGAATTCTTTAAAAGTCATCGTGGCAACAAAAGGTCACTATGGTCTTGATGCTGATATTTCAACTTACTCAGATGATTTTATTACCAGATGGATCATTCCTAACTGGACAAAAATAGTACAAACAATTTCTAACAATAAAGGAGATAAATAATTATGTCAGAAGTAAATAATTTTCAAAATATGATTTTAGATTGGTCGGATACGATAGAGAATGATGGGCAAGAATTCGTTCTATTACCCGAAGGTGACTACAACTTTGTAGTTACTGGTTTTGAAAGAGGAAGATTCCCTGGTGGAGCAAAAGTTCCTGCATGTAATAAAGCTTCAATTACCGTTCAAGTATCTGCAGCTGAAGGTGTATCAACTGTTAAGTTTGACTTGTTACTCTATCGTTCACTAGAATGGCGTATTTCTGCGTTCTTCCGTAGCATCGGACAAAAGAAACATGGTGAAAAATTAACAATGGATTGGAATAAAGTAATAGGCTCAAAAGGTCGTGCTCATTTCAAACAAAGAACATATGTTAATCAATATGGTGAAGAAAAGACAGTCAATGATCTTGATCGTTTCATTGATTATGATCCTAAGTACTTCATTGAAATCAGTGAAGATGATCTTCCTTTTAACTAAGAGTTATCGTTCTCAAATACAAAAACGTATGGAGGTTAATTATGGGATATACACACGGAATGAAATGGTCTGATGATTTAATTCTAGATGGAGTAATGAAAGTCAAAGAAGGGCTAAAAATTGATCGAATGCCTACACGAAGTGAATGTGTTAAATATACAAATAGTTATGCATTATCAGTAGCTATCTCACGTAGAGATGGCGGCTGGTATGGATTGGCAAGTGAGTTAGGTCTTCGTATTAAGACATCTGAAACAACAACAGGTAAAAAATATGAAAAAATTATCAAAGAGATATTAGAGAACAAAGGATATGAAGTTAGCCAGATGTCACAAAACTTCCCTTATGATCTGTTGGTTAATGATTGTTTAAAGATTGATGTTAAATCTAGTCATCTCTATAAAGGTAAGGAAGGGAACTTTTATACCTTTAGAACGGGGAAAAGGTATGCAACTTGTGATGTGTATATATTAGTAGCATTAGACGATCTAGATAAAGTAGTAAGAACGTACATAATACCAAGTTCAAAAGTAATTAAGAACACTCAACTTAGTATGGGTGAATATAGTAGCAAATACGATATCTATCTTGATAGATGGGATATTTTAACAGAATATGTAAATTTCCTATCTGGAGCTCCGTCATGGAACTAAGACCATATCAAAATGAAGCTGTTAAAGCAATTTTTAATCAATGGAATAGCGGCTTTAAAAATACATTACTTGTTTTGCCAACAGGCACAGGTAAAACGGTCGTTTTCTCAAAGGTAGTTGAAGAAGAAGTCAAAGATGGAAGTAAGGCTTTAATCCTTGCTCATCGTGGGGAACTTCTAGACCAAGCATCGGACAAGTTGAAGTTAGCTAGTGGGTTAGATTCTGCTTTAGAAAAGGCAGAGTCTACTTCCATAGGCTCTCCACTAAATGTCACTGTTGCATCGGTTCAAACATTATCTCAAGAGAAACGACTTGATAGATTTCCAAGAGACTATTTTAAGACAATCGTAGTGGATGAAGCACACCATTCAATGTCTGAAACTTATCAACGTATATTACAACACTTCGATGCTGCAAGGCTACTAGGTGTAACAGCTACGCCAGACAGAGCAGATCAAAAGAATCTAGGACAATTTTTCAATAGCAAAGCCTATGAATATTCAATGCATCAAGCAGTAAAAGAAGGATTTTTATGCCCAGTTAGAGCACAGATGATACCTCTTGAACTTGATATTCATAGCGTAGGAATGTCTAATGGAGATTATGCTGTTGGTGAAATTGGCGGAGCACTAGAACCTTACTTAAATCAAATTGCAATAGAAATGGTGAATTACTGCAAAGGTCGAAAGACAGTCGTATTTTTACCTTTAGTAAAGACCTCTCAAAAGTTCTGTGATTTGTTAAATGTTCATGGATTAAAAGCAGTTGAGGTCAATGGCAATTCACCTGATAGAGATGAAATATTAAAAGACTTTGAAAATGGTGAATATGATGTTCTTTGTAATTCAATGCTTTTGACTGAAGGATGGGATTGTCCATCGGTAGACACCATAGTAGTTTTAAGACCAACAAAGATTAGAAGTTTATATCAACAAATGGTCGGCAGAGGAATGAGACTTAGTCCTGGTAAGAAAGAATTATTGCTACTAGATTTCTTATGGATGACAGAGCGTCATGACTTATGTAGACCTTCAGCACTTATTTCAAAAGATGAAAGTATCGCAAAACGTATTGATAAATTGGTTATGGATACAGGGTGCAGCATTGATTTGCTTGAAGCAGAAAGCAAAGCTGAAAATGATGTTATTCAAGAACGTGAAGCTGCACTTGCTCGTGAACTTGCTGCAATGAAGAAGCGTCAAAGAAAATATGTCGATCCACTTGAATATGCACTTTCAATTTCTGCAGAAGATTTGGTTAACTACGAACCAACATTCCTTTGGGAAATGGGACCTATGACTGAAAGACAAAAATCATATCTTGAGAGAATGGGTATCTTAACTGACACAATTACATGCTGTGGTCATGCAAGCTCAATTATTGAAAAATTAAGAGCAAGACAAGACGAGCATTTAGCAACTCCAAAACAAATCAGATTACTTGAAAAATATGGGTTCTATCATGTTGGGACATGGGATTTCGATAGTGCAAGTAAGATGATTACTCGAATTTCAAATAATAACTGGTTCTTACCTCGTGGCTTAGATGCTGCCAGTTATCAACCATAATAGGAGGATCTTATGGACAACATACTAGAAGCATTAAAATACATCAATGTTCCCGACTTAAATTACCACGAATGGATAAATGTCGGTATGGCTTTAAAAGCTGAAGGCTATGACTGCTCAGTATGGGATGAATGGTCCAGAAATGATTCAAGATACAAAGCAAATGAATGCGAAAGGAAATGGGCTACCTTTGCTGGTAGCTCAAATCCCATAACAGGCGGAACAATAGTGCAAATGGCAAAGGCCTATGGCTATATTCCACATTCTTTTGTAGGAGATGGTTGCTTAGATTGGGAGGATGTTATCGAATATGATGGCGATGGTATAACTTATGAAATACCAAAGACAATGACACCAGTTGAACAGCTAATTCTCTATCTTGAAACTCTATTCAAACCAGATGATTTAGTCGGTTATGTAACAAACGATGTATGGCAGGATACAGAAGGAAAATGGATGCCTTCAAAAGGTGTTTATGATCGCACTGCACAGGAGTTAATAGATACACTAAGAAAACATCCAGATGATTTAGGTGCAACGATAGGAGATTGGAAGGATGAATGTGGTGCTTGGATTCGTTTCAATCCTTTAGATGGATTAGGTGTAAAGAATGAAAATATCACTCGCTTCACTTATGCACTAGTTGAATCTGACGATATGCCTATATCAGAACAAGATGCTTTTTATAGAAAACTCGAACTTCCAATAGCAGCACTCACAAGCTCAGCAGGAAAATCCATTCATGCAATAGTTAGGGTTGATGCAAAGGACAATGCAGAATACAGAAAACGAGTAGACTTCCTTTATGATTATTTAGAAAAGAATGGACTAAAGGTAGATAAGCAAAATCGCAATCCTTCGAGATTATCCCGTATGCCAGGAGTTACTAGAAATGGAAAAGAACAAACTTTAATTGCAACAAATATTGGTCGCACCTCATGGATAGACTGGCTTGATTTTGTTGAAGGTGCAAACGATGAACTACCAGGACTTCAAAACTTACAAGACCAATTACTAAATCTACCATCACTTCCTGAAGAGCTTATTGAAGGAGTACTGCGTTGTGGCCATAAGATGCTTATATCAGGTTCATCAAAAGCAGGTAAATCATTCTTGCTTATGGAATTGGCTGTTGCTTTATCAGAAGGTATGACATGGCTTGGGTTTAAGTGTAAGAAATCAAGAGTTCTTTATGTAAACTTAGAA